ATTTGCTATAGTAAAATTGCCTTCCGAATATTTTCGTGAGATGAAATGGAGTACAAAGTTGAGGATCCTGTATGTTTTGCTAGGCATTGGTATATGGAAATTATTAGTTATATTAGCTAAAAATTGGAAAGCATTACCTACGGCGCAATCGGCATTACCTATTACTTTAGAACCAGATGCTAAATCTTGGCAAAACGAAACTGAATTTTGGGATGTGCACGCTCGTGAACGTAATTATCGTTTTGGTGATGCAGGAGTTAGTGAGAAATCACGTACAATTACTGCAGAAAATTTCACAAATCTAATTGGAAATAAATTGATGGTTGTGGAGAAAGAATCCGGAATATTTTGTAATGTCATACCACTCAAGAGCAATGTTCTTCTGCTTCCAAATCATATGGTCACATCAAAGACTGAGTATGTAACGTTGACTAAGATTGGTGGGCATACGTTCAAGAAAATGCCTTTAGATAATAAAGTGGCTATACGTGTTCCTGGAACTGATTTTGCTGTTTGGTATTGTCCGGGAGCAGGATTACACCGTGATATAGTTGATTATTACCCAAAAGATATAGATGAGGGTAAGAAAGTTGAAGTTTTTACCATATATAATAGTGATGGACGATTGGTTAAATTTTCAAATATGATGGCTACTCGTGGTAGAGTTGTTACGACTCAAGGAGGTGTCTTTCAAGGCTATAAATATAGATTCCCCGAGGACACTTTTGGTGGATTATGTATGGCAACTCTTGTTGGACTGGTTAATGGCATGCCCTTCATCGCCGGACACCATTTAGCTGGTAGAGGCCATAATGGAGCAGCAGGTGTACTCACTAGATCGGCTCTGTTGGATGCTATTTCTAAACTCGATGAGCGACCCTGTGTGTTGATTTCTCATTCAGCTACTCCTATAGAGACAAAGAGTATGGATATTGAATTTGGGCCATTAACTGCACCTCATATAAAATGCATTACGAACAATTTGGGATTGGATTCCAAAATTCGCGTGCACGGGGGACATAATGGATCATCACGTTCAACTCCTAAAAGTTCAGTAGTTACTTCTGTTATCTCATCCGCTGTTACTAGCATTATGAAAATTGAGAAGAAGCATGGACCGCCTAAGGAAATGGGCGCTCAACGACATAAGGAAGTCGATCTTGCTGGGAAGGTTGATACCGCAACTGAATTTGATTCCGAATTGTTAAACAAGGCTGTTACAGATTATGGTATTTGCCTTATGACAATCCCCGATACGGAACTCATTAAGGTTGGAAAGATTAGTGATGACGTGAATCTTGCTGGTCTTGATGGAGTCTTGGGAATTAACGCTATGAATTTTTCCACTAATATTGGTTTCCCCGGATTAGGACCTAAGACACAATTCGTAAGCAAATCAGACCGAATTGTTGAGGGTATTGCTTGCCCTCGAAATGTTGATCCCATGATACTCAAACAGATAAGTTCAATGGAGGCTAGACTTTTGGCAGGAGAGTCCATTAATTCGATTTTCAAATCATCATTGAAAGATACACCCACTAAATTGACAGCAGATAAAGTTCGGGTATTTGCTGCTGCAAATATGCCTTTTGTTATGCTTGTGCGTAAATATTTTCTCACTCTGGCTGCTTTGGTGCAGCGAAACAAGATAGCTACTGAGTGCGCAGTTGGAACTGTTGTCCAATCACCTGAATGGACGGAGTTATTTGAGCACATTGGGAAGCATGGGTGGGATCGAGCTATTGCTGGCGACTATGCCAAATTTGATGGACGCATGAGTCCCCAATTTATGTTAGCTGCTTTTAAGCTTTTGATCAAGTTAGCAGAGAGGAGTGGAAATTATGATCCAGATGATCTCATTATTATGCGTGGGATTGCGACAGAAATTTCATATCCCACTTATGATTATTTTGGAACTTTAGTTCAGTTTATGGGTTCGAATCCATCAGGGCATCCTCTAACAGTTGTTATTAATAGTTTTGTTAATTCTCTTTACTTGCGTTATTGCTGGTATGCTATAGCAAGAGAGAAAGGATGGTGGAAAGTTCCGCTATTTACTTCAAAAGTTTCAGCAATGACATATGGAGATGATAATATCATGACTGTGGCAAAAGGATATGATGATTTTAATCACACTGCTATCGCTGCACAATTGGCTAAGGTGAGTATTAAATATACCATGGCCGACAAGGAGGCTGCATCTATACCTTTCATCAATTTGCAAGAAGCTTCATTTTTGAAGCATTATGCTGTTTGGGATGATGAACTAGAATTATATAGATCTCCTGTTGAGGAGGATTCGATCGCTAAGATGTTGCATACACATTTGAAATCCAAAGTTTTAACTATGGAACAATCAAGTGCTGAGGCTATTCAAAATGTAGCATTAAAATATTTCGAATTTGGCCGCGAGGTGTACACCAAACGAGTTGTTCAGTTGGAACAAGTCGCACATGATGCTGGAATTCAGGGTTATGTAGGACCGATCATGGATTATGATGATCGTGTCATTTGGTATCGCCAAAAGTTCGACCTTTAGGTCGGATTCATAGCCCGCCCTGGGGGCTTTATACCTTGGGCCACCGTAATTATACGTTGGATAAGCTAAAAATAGTTGTTTGTGTTTGTATAACGCATGCGTGTGAGGTTCTGCATTACCTTCTACCCATGGACAGCTACACAAATAGTCAATGATTTCCGTTATTTAGCGGAGGAGTGACTTCCATCAAAATAGCACTGTTATGTTGTCGATTAATGTGTCGCACATAATATTCATAAATTACATTACTATTACAATTCATACAATTAAAGAAGAGGAAGACAACCTCATATTAAATAACAACACTAATAATTACAAAAATTCATTACTAAAACGAAATAAAGCTTTAAGACAAAAATTAGATAAGAAGTATCGACATGTATGTCAGCTAGAAAAGCGTATTCATTATTTGGAAGCAAAAATATATTTCTCTCAATCTGGAGTTGTATCAGATTCCCAACCCTCTCCTGGATTGAAAGAAGAAGAGATGGCTACAGTATCCGACCAACAAATTACTGCTTTTGCAGATCAAGATGCTGGATGGACTACTAGTAAAGTCGGTGGATATGATTCAACAATGGATTTAGCAAACAATGGAAATAGTGCACTAGGAAATTTTTTGGAACGCCCTATTAGGCAATCAGCACAAACGTGGACAGTCGGTACACCATTTTTCTATAAATTCAACCCTTGGAGATCCTTTTGTGAGAATACATTTGTCAGAGATAAGATCAAAAATTATGAATTACTCCGCATGAAATTACATGTTAAATTTGTCATTTCTGGTACTAAATTTCATTATGGTCGAGCCATAGCTGCATATAATCCTTACAATGGAGGTGATTTTGTAACTACAACCAGAAATTTTATATCTCAGGATTTGATTCAAGCCTCTCAGAAACCACATATATTTCTTAATCCAACTAAGAATACAGGAGGGCAATTGGATCTGCCTTTTTTCTTTCCGAAGAATTACATGAGTATTTCAAGCGCAGATTGGTATGACATGGGTGAGATTGTCATCTCGTCCTTTGGTAACTTGCTTCATGCAAATGGCGGTGATGATCCAATTACTATCACTACTTATATTTGGGCTGAAGATATAGTCCTTACTGCACCAACTAGTTCTGACCCTCCAGTTTTGACATCTCAGAATGGTCGTCGTGGTGGACGTCGCTCTTCCTCAGATGAAGCAAATACTATAAATGTTAAAGATGAATATGGACAAGGCATTATCTCTAAACCTGCGACTGCTGTTGCAAAGGCAGCGGGAGCTTTGACTCATCTACCAATCATTGGTCCATATATGACAGCCACTCAAATAGGGGCCAATGCATCAGGTCGCATTGCTTCATTATTTGGTTATTCCCGACCAAACATAGTTTCAGATGTAGTATTGACGAAACCTTCCCCTACTGGAAATTTAGCTAACACAGATGCTGCAGATGCTGCCGTCAAATTGACTATGGACAGTAAAGCTGAATTGACAGTTGATTCTAGAACTGTGGGATTAGATGGAACTGATGAGATGGGAATTCTCGATTATTGTACGAGAGAGTCTTATTTGACACAATTTGATTGGGAACCTAACTTATCACCAGATACATTACTTTGGAATACTCGTGTGTGCCCTATGCAATTGGATAACGTCAATAGTGAAATCCATATGACTCCTTTGGCTCACATGTCTACGGTCTTCAGCTATTGGCAGGGTTCACTAAAATTTCGATTTCAAATCGTAAAAAGTGATTTTCACAAAGGTCGAATCCTGGTTAGATGGGATCCAAATGCTCATACTAGCACAATCAATTATAACACAAATTATTCTCGTGTCATAGATATTGCTGAAACAGATGATTTTGAGATCGTTGTCGGCTGGGGTCGAGCATTACCCTTTTTACCATGCGGTCTACCATATGATACTGGCTCTAATTTCTCTGCAGTGCAGAGATTGCTTCCAGATGATACGTGCAATGGAATGTTGGAATTGGCTGTATTGAATGATTTAGTTTGTCCAAGCGTTGATGCACCAATTTCAATTAATGTATTTGTATCAGCCTGTGATGATTACAAATTGGCTGTCCCTAACAATGAACATCTTATTGATTATCATCTTTTCAATAATGGGGATCCAGGACCTTCGGCTGATGTTCCCGATGCCATTTATTGCTCTCAAAGTTCCGAACCAAATGTGGAAACAGGTGCTACCACAGTATCTGATAAGCCTACTGCGCCATCTGAACTAACAACGATTGGGAGTAAATCTGATCAAGATGATCCTACCTATAATGTTTTCTTCGGTGATCCACCAAGTTCTATTCGTGAACTTTGTAAGAGATACACCTACTCCAGACTCTGGTGGCCTGAGAGTGCTAGTGCAAATGCTGTTAGAATGGCAGAATTGACAAATAAAGATATGCCCTATTATACTGGTGCGGATTCAGGAGGAATAGATGATGGGGTATTATCTGGTCAACTAACTATTGGACCTACTGCATTCTCTTCGTGGTTTGCACCGCAGTATGCTGGTGTGCGAGGAGGATATAGAAAGAAATACATGATCAATGGGGGAGATGCTCCCACTGTACCTATAGTGCAAAGACGGAGTAGGATTGATACAGGTAACGGCGCGATTAGTTTCAAAGAATTTCCTTTAGCCGCACCTGTGGACTACATCCAAAAGATTTGTGCCAGATGGGCGGCCCCCTATTCTGGCAATGGATGTGCTGCTACAAATACATATATTAATAATACATTAGAGGTTGAATTACCCTTTTATATGAATAAGCGTTTTGCATCACCCCGAATCTTATCAGCTCAGGATCTTGATTGCAATTCACATGCTGTCATGGTTAGCACCGGTGAGGTAGGCAATGGCAGTTCTATTCGCAATCATTCCTTTTATCAGTTTGATGCTGTAGCTGAGGATTGGAGCCTCTTTTTCTTCACAGGGGTTCCGCGTTATTGGAAGTATACATTAGATGAAAATTCCAATAATTAATTATAACTATAATATAATTCATAAAAAATTCACTCGACTTTGTAAGAATTCGATCGAGTGTCGTATCTAGAATTCAATAATATTCATGCAACTATGGAAACATAGGTATGAATATAATCGTGTGGGCGACCCGCACGTCACATGTTAGCGCATGTAGGAGACATTTCTCGACTTTTTATAAAAGTTACTTGGTATTTTACCTCGAGATTCGTCTCGAGGCTTTTTAGCTAGGTGGCAATTTTAAGAGTCAGACTGCCTCGCCTGTATATATGGCAAAATTTGGTTTTTTATTCTACGTTCTTTTAGAAGTTTTTTAACTACCTTTTTT